TATAGAAATATTAAAAGTAGACTTTCTTTTACAGAAAGCCCTATGTCTAAAACAGGATTTAAATATAAAGATGTAATTAGAGATCCTAAAATTACTTTATCAGGAGGGAAAACAGGAGCAAATGTTGTTTTTAAAAATGCATCTAAAGCAGACTTAGCTAAGATAAAAGATTTAGCAAAATCAGGAAACTCACTTTATTCTTTTCCAGCTAATATAGCGGAAGCACCAGGTATGGCTAAAGGTGCAGTTAAAGCAGCAGCTAAATCTGCAGCCAAAATTTTGGGTGTTGCAGCATTACCACTAGAAGCATATTTTATGAAACAAATGTATGATGAAGGCAAAACAGCACCAGAAATTTTATCAAGTCTTCTTATGTTAGACGGTGTTGTAGGAGAAGGTCAAAGACTTATGACAATGGATCCTGTTGAAAGACAAGCTGTTACGGAGGAAAAAATTGCACAAGATGAAACTTTGTTAGATACAGATTTTTATCAACCTTATAGACAAGGATTACAATCTGTAAATACAGAAATGGTAAATGAAAGAGCTAACAGAGAAATAGAGGAAAGAAGAAAAGCCAAAGCCGCTCAAAGAAATAAGACATTGCCAAATCAAGGATTATTGCGTATACTCTCCAATCCAACATATGAAGGTGTGTTATAACTAACAGGAAAGAGATATGGCTAAAATAGAAGACGCATTACCCAACGAAACTATTACTGACGAAGCTTTTGTAGAACAAGAAGTTGACGTTCAAGAAGATACAGTTCCTACACAAGAAGGTGAAGCAAATGTAACTATGGACGAAGAAGGTGGAGCAGAAATAAATTTTGATCCTAATGCCATGGAAGGATTAGAAACAGAAGATCATTTTTCAAACTTAGCAGAAGTTATGGATGAGCAATACCTAGACGAACTAGGTTCTAATCTTTTTGACAAATATACAGACTACAAACAATCTAGAGGTGACTGGGAAGACACTTACAGAGAAGGTTTAGAACTTTTAGGTTTTAAATACGAAAGACGTACACAACCTTTTAGAGGAGCCAGTGGTGTAAACCATCCTGTTCTTGCTGAAGCGGTTACACAATTTCAAGCGCAAGCTTACAAAGAATTATTACCAGCTGATGGTCCAGTACGTGCACAAATTTTAGGAGATGTGACTAACGAAAAACAAGACCAAGCAAACAGAGTAAAAGATTTTATGAATTATCAAATCATGGATCAAATGCCAGAGTATGAACCTGAATTTGATCAAATGCTTTTTTATTTACCCCTGTCTGGTTCTACCTTTAAGAAAATTTATTATGACGATCTTTTAGGTAGAGCTGTTTCTAAATTTGTACAAGCAGATGACTTAGTTGTACCTTATTCTGCTAACTCACTAGAAGATGCAGAAGCAATAGTTCATGTTTTAAGAATGTCAGAAAATGAAATTAGAAAACAACAAGTTTCTGGTTTTTACAAAGACATAGAAATAGGTCAACCTCCTGTTGTTGAAAACCAAGTTAAAGATGCAGAGTTAAGATTAGAAGGAATTTCTAAAGATGGAAATTCCGAAGATCAATACACACTTTTAGAAATGCATACAGATTTAGATCTAGAAGGTTTTGAAGATATGGGTCAAGATGGTGAACCAACAGGAATTAAACTTCCATACATTATAACAATACTAGAATCTACTAATGAAATTTTATCTATTAGAAGAAATTTTACAGAAGATGATCCTTTAAGAAAAAAAATAAAATACTTTGTACAATATAAATTTTTACCTGGTACAGGTTTTTATGGTTTTGGTTTAATACATATGATTGGTGGTTTAACTAGAACTGCAACAAGTGCACTAAGACAATTATTAGATGCAGGAACTTTAGCTAACTTACCAGCTGGTTTTAAAACTAGAGGTATAAGAATTAGAGATGATGCACAGCCATTACAACCTGGTGAATTTAGAGATGTAGATGCACCTGGCGGAAATATTAAAGATCAGTTTATGCAATTACCTTTTAAAGGTCCTGATCAAACTCTTTTACAATTAATGGGAGTTGTAGTTAATGCAGGTCAAAGATTTGCAAGTATTGCAGACTCACAAGTTGGAGATATGAATCAACAAGCCGCGGTCGGTACTACAGTTGCACTTTTAGAACGTGGTTCTAGAGTTATGTCCGCAATCCACAAAAGACTATACGTTGGTCTTAAACATGAATTTAGATTATTAGCAGAAGTATTTAAAACTTACTTACCACAAGAATATCCTTACGATGTTCCTGGTGCTACTAGAAATGTTAAGGTTGCAGACTTTGATGAGAAGGTAGATATACTTCCGGTTGCTGATCCTAACATTTTTTCTCAAACACAAAGAATTTCTATGGCTCAAATGGAGCTACAATTAGCACAATCGAATCCTCAGATACATGATTTGTACCAAGCGTACAGATCTATGTATGAAGCGGTTGGGGTAAAAAATATCAACGCGATATTACCTCCACCGCAACAACCTCAACCTATTGACCCTGCACTTGAAGAAATTGCAGCAATGGGTATGAAACCTTTTCAAGCTTTCCCTGGTCAAGATCACAAAGCTCACATCGATTCACATTTAAATTTTATGCAATCTAATATGGTACAGAACTCACCGACTATTATGGGTGCGTTACAAAAAAATATATTGGAAAGAATTAGTTTAATGGCTCAAGAACAAATACAATTAGAGTTCCAAGAAGAATTACAACAAGCACAACAGATGCAACAGATGTTACAACAACAACCACAGAACCAACAATTAGTTCAACAAGTAACTCAGTTAACTAATAAAGTTAATTCTAGAAAAGCCGTGTTGATTTCTGAAATGGTTAGAGATTATATGAAGGAAGAAGAAAAAATTATTAGTGAATTAGGTGGTGATCCACTACTTAAACTAAAATCTAGAGAACTAGATATCAAAGCTAGACAAAACGAAGCTAAAAAAGCTTACGATGAAGGTAGAATTAGCTTAGATACTATGAGAGCTACGCAAAACCAAGCACAGTTCGAAGATAAACAAGACCAAAACGAAGAATTAGCTGAATTAAGAGCAGATACTTCGCTTACCAAACAAGTTATGTCAGCAGATGCTGCTTTAGAGAGACAACAAATGGCTGATCAAAGCAAAAGAAACGATTTTGGTAGAAACTTTAATAAAAATTAAGTATAATAACACTCAAGGAGAATATTATGGATAAAGATTGGCAAAAAGGCGCAATGTATGTCAAAGAACCTAAAATTACAAAAGAATTAGGTGTTGGCAAAGACGGTTACCAAACAGGTGGCGTTACTATTGAAGCTACTAACCCGCAAGAAACTCAAACTGTTACAGTTAGAGGAACTAAAGCGATGAGAGCTGACAAAAAACCTGTAAAAGCTAAGTGGTACTAACATGTGGTTGTCGGCAATTAAATTAGCCGTTTCTGCTGGAAGTAAAATTTACGCTAATAAACAGAGAACTAAAATGGCTATGTCTGATGCACAATTAATGCATGCATCTCGTATGGCTGAAGGTAAAGAAGCTTACCAAGGCAAACTCTTAGAATCTAGACAATCAGACTGGAAAGACGAATTTATTTTGCTTTTACTGTCAGTCCCGATCGTAATGCTGGGATGGTCTGTTTGGTCGGATAATCCTGTACATATGGAAAAAATGGAGTTATTCTTTGAACACTTTGGAAATTTACCACTATGGTACCAAACAATTTTTGTTGGGGTAATTGCAAGCGTCTATGGACTTAAGGCAACACATCTGATAAAAGGAAAATAATTAAGGAGAAACTATTATGAGACAAAACGGAGTAAGATCAAATGTCAGATTTCCATACGCAGCTAAAAAAGCTAAAGGTGGATCTGTTAAGAAACAAGGTGCTAACGATAGACTAGATGAATCTTTAGGATCAAGAAAAGGAAAAGAATCTACTAAATCACAAAGTTACAAATCTAGAAGAGATGAATCTAGAGGAGCTAGTAAGTAATGAACTCATCTAGAATGAATAAACTAGAAGAGCTTGGTAGAGTTGATGCTGAGAAAGCTGATACTTCAAAAGGTAAAAGAAATCTTTCAGACGAAAAATCTAGAATTGTAAAAGAAATCAAAGGCTATGCTAAGGGTGGAATGGTTACAGTTTCTGGCAGAGGCCAAGGTAAAGTTATGCCTGGAAGAAATAAAAAAACTTATATTTGTTAATGGCTTTAGATATTAAAAAAGCAATTAAGAAACCAGGATCTTTAAGAAAATCTTTAGGTATTAAAAAAGGTAAAAAGATTCCTGCTAAAATGTTAAACAAAGCAGCTAAGGCACCAGGCAAAATGGGTCAACGTGCTAGATTTGCTAAAACACTAAAAGGATTTAAAAAATAATGGTTGCTAGAGCAATATTTGGAATAGCTAAAAGAGGATTTGGTTTACTTGGTAGAAAATCAAAATCTTCACCTGTTATTAATTCTGTTAAACCTGGAAAAAATTTAAAAAAGAAAAGAGACGTTCAGGATAGCGTAGTTAAAACAAAAGATAAAGTTATGGAATCTTTAGATACAAAAGGTAAACTA